TCATTGATCAGCCCACTCAACGATGGCGCGTGGTTGTAAATGAGTGAGATGAAGTTGCCGATCGGGCCGAGCGCTTTGGAGATCTGCCCCACCAAATGCCCGATGTCCTCGCCCATCCGGTGGAACCCGGCCGCCGAGTCGCGGGCGTCCTTGCCCAATTCCTTGAGCAGTTTCGACATGTTCTTTACCGTCGGCGTTCCCGATCCCCCAAAGAGGCCCGAGAGAAAGGAGGTCGAGAGGATCAGTAGACCGCCAACGAGGGTGGACACGGGCCCCAGCAGCGGGATGATGGCAGCGCCAAAGTGAGCAAATCCCAGCACCAGGCTGGGGAGGTACTGCTCGGCGAACGGGATGATGTGCGGCAGCGCGTTCCCGATGGTGTCAAACACCTTCCCCAGGTCGGCCGCCATCGCGGGCGCGCCCTTGGAGGCCGAGGAGAAGAACTCGAACAGGATGTGCCCCAGCCCGGACCAGAATTTGCTCACCTGCGTCCAGGAGTTCTGAACGTACTGGATGAAGCCCTGGATCTGGCTCTCGTGGGTCGAGGCGAAGTTCGCGAACCCGGAGGTGAGCTTCACCATCCCGTTGTCGAAGAGGGTCATCGCCGGCGTCAGGGCCTCCATCAGCCCCGCCCACCCCTGGGCGACATTGGTGAAGGTTTGGGTGAAGGTGACCAGGACCGGAGTGGCATTCGACCCGATCCAGTTCACGAACGTGGTGAACTGGGAACTGTTGAGCGACTGGTCGAGCTGGCCGAATGCCGCTGACCCGGCCGAGGCGATCTGCCCCAGGATGGGAGAGAAGCGCTGCAGGAGCGACGTGCCGGTGTTGAGCATCTGGGTCAACGTGTCGGTGATGGTGGTCTGGCCGACGGTTTGGGTCAGCTCGGTCCACATGTTCTCGAAGTTGTGGAGCGCGTAGTAGAGGCTCTGGAGCGGTCCCGAGAGCGCATCGAACTGCGCCATGGTGGAGACGCTGGAGACCCGCGACAGATCCTCCATCGCGCCGGCTGCGAAGATCGCGATGGCGGACGCCAGCACGGTGAACGACGCAGCTGCACCGCCCGCCGCGCCCCCGATGGCCCCCAGCAGGGCCGGAAGCGCCATGACGGTGGGCAGCATTATCACCCACTTCGAGACGAAGCCGGTGATCGAACTGAAGGCGGACGTGATGCCGCCCCACCCGCCGCTGATCGCGCCGCCGGCGCCCCCGATGGCGCCCGCAATGCTCCCCATCAGGTTGCCGACCCCGCCGGCCGCGCCCTGCAGGGCTCCGGTGACGCCCTGCAGGTTGTTCTGCAGGTCCTGGAGGCCGCTTTCGAGTGGTCCCGTCAGGCTATGACGCAACTGCTGCAGGCGGGAGTCGAACGTGTGGAGCGCCTTGTCGGCGTCCTCCGACAGGTATCCACTCTTCCCGGCGAAGAGGGTTGAGCGGCTACCGAGCCCCCCGGCGCCGCCGCCTGGTCCACCGCCCATGCTCTCGGCCTTCGAGGCGTCGCTCTGGGCCGCCATGTCGTCCTTGAAGGCACTCATCTCGGACCGGGCCGCCGCCATCTTGGCCGTCAGGTCGCTGATGTCCGCCTTGATCTGAAGTACGACCGGGGGGAGGTACTCGCCCGCCATGACGAACCTCCTCGCTAATCCCCTGGCGCACCAAGCCGAAGATCACGGTTGTTTGGGTGAAGGATCCGGTGACCGGTCACTCTGCCAGCGCCCTGGCGAGGCGCGCCCGGTAGATGTCGGGGATGGACGGCCTGACCTCGTCTGCCGCGGGCTTGAGGTACGGGTGCGGCTTCAGCGTGACGTGCCGGGCGAAGTGGACTCCATCGGCATCGACCCAGCGTAGGAAGCGTCCCTTGTTGGGGGAGATGGTGCCTCCCAGCTCCTGAATCCGGCTGTAGACCAAAGTGGGCCCGACCTTGCCGGCCCACGACCTGCGGAACTTCTTCACCCGCTCAACCCGGATCGACCCGGCCAAATGCCCGGTCGGGTGGCGGAACACCTCGACGGTGTTGATCTTGGCCTCCCGCTCGACGGCGTGCAGGGCGTCCGAGGTTCCGTCTCGGGCGGCACGGATGAGCCGGTCGCTCAGCCGCTTCAGCGCATCGGAGGAGTCGCGGCCCTTCTCGACCGTGATCTTGATCTTCACTTGGCAGCCGACTCCTGACCTCTCGCCACCGCATCTTCGATCGCCAGCAGCCAGTCACACTGCAGAGCCGACGCCTGGTCGATCTCCGCCACGCTCAGTCCGAGCTTGACTAGGTTGTAGGTGCGGAACTCGACCGGGAGGCCATCTCGGACGTCAAGGTTTCCTCGGGCGATGCCCCATTCGAGCTCTTTGAGCTGCCGGTAGGGGCTTTTGGGTCCGGGTTGATGTCCGTGTCCAGGAAGGGGATCAGGTCACGGTCCATAGCGCACATCACCAGCTTGTCGTGATCGATGGCCGGAATGGCATCCAGGGACTCTGAGTTGGCCGTTGGCACCGGAAAGGGGAAGCTCCACTCCTTGACCATCAAAATGATGATCTTCTCGATGGCGCTGACCTGCTCCTCGAGGTCGTCCTCATCGAGTCCCTTCGCACCGAGCGCCTTCACGGCCAGCTTGCGCTCGCCGTTGGTGACCGAGAGCGGGTCGCGGAATACCGCCGTGTTGCCCGATGGCAACTGAATCGTGGTCTCGCTCAAGTGGTCCTCCTCCTCAGTAGACGCCGCTGGGGATCGCGTTCAGCAGCGTGATCTTGCAGGGCGACTCGCCCCCTGACACGCCCGCATCGGTGGGGTTCAGCACGGCGGCGAACGTCACGTCTCCCGCCATGTGGCTCCCCTCGGTCTTGAGGTCGAAATCCTTGTAGGCGACCTGGGACATCTGGATGTTGAGCTCCGTCTCGGTCGCGCCTGTTCCGGAGGTGAAGTTCAGTACCACGATCGGCTGGGTGTTGGCCAGGTACCGGATCTGCTCGGTGTCGCCCGCATTGGCGACAAAGGAGAGGCTTCCCGTCACATCGACCGTGCCGCCAAAGATCGAGCCGGGGATCTGGGTGCCGTTGAGCACCTTGATCGGATCGGCCTGCCGCTTGATCGTCAGCTTGCCGTCGAAGACGGTGTACTCCTGGGCGCCTCCGAGTGTCGCGGTGCCGAGCCAGGAGACTAGCGGCACGACGACCGTGTTGGAAGGCGTCGAGGGGGCGACCACCGATGAGCCGAAGGTGGTGGCCGACGCCGAGATGGTGATGACGCCGGACGCCGTGAAGGAGATCTCGACCGAGTCCCAGATACAGAAGGCCCGTTGCCGTCCGTCCGTCGCGCCCCACTGATGGGTGAGGGTGTAGCTGTGCGGCTGGCCGGGAGCGGAGTTCAGCAGGCTGGCGGCATGCGTGTAAGGGGCCGACGCGCCGGTTTCGGTGAGGTCCCCCAGGATGCCCATGAGGGCGAAGCCATCCATGTCGGGATAGAAGTTGCCCTCGTACTTGACCGACCCGGTGATGATGGTGTCCAGCACGCCGAACCGGGTGCCCATGGAGCCCCGCAGCCCCTCGATGTCGACCGCCCCGACATTGTCCTTTGCCGTGATGGTCTTGGGCGAGAGCCAGTAGGCCGGGGCGACGGGCGTACCGGGCGTCACCTCCTTGGCGATCCCGAGGGCCTGTAATGCCTCCGGCAGAGCGCTAGTGATGGTTGGCATCTAGGGACTCCTCCTTGGGATCGGGCTGCCTTTTGGCAGCCGGGGACGCCTTCTTGGGGCGCAGCAGCTTGAAGTGCGGGTGCGTGATCTCGCGCTCGCACTCGACCTCGTCACCGGGCTTGACCGGCAGAGGGGTGCGGAGCTCCAGATCGCCCGTGTAGCGGTATCGGTTCATTCGGCAATCCCCAGTCGCTTCTCCGGCTCACCAAACAGCGACCTGGCGCCGGGGAAGAACCGGGGCGCTAGGTCCGGGGACGGGCGGTGCAGCCCCCTGCCGGTTCGGACCGAGATGAACTCCTCCATCGCCACATGGGTGGTGAAGGGGTCCGTGGTCGACCGGCGCAGCGTGCGCTCGCCCAGCTTCTCGGAGGACTTGACCACGTCCTTGGGGCCCTTCGGCTGCTTGGCTCGCTTGGGCTTGCCGCTCTGACGCGGGCGCTTGCCGAACGCATCCCCGTTCTCCAGGCCGGTCGGCTGTCGATCAGCCATTCGACGCCTCCTGGAGCAACTTAGCGTGGGGCGTGAGCTTGAACGACACGCACCGGCACTGCCGGGGTGGATTTGTCCAGCGCCCACCATAGGCGGGGCCCTGACAGCGCCACGCTCCGGCCCGGTGGTCGCCGCTCATGTGGCCGCAGACGCACACCTGGCCCGGCACTGGTTCAGCCATCTACCCGCCGGCGACCATGATCCGCTCGATGGCGGTGAACTCGATTGAGGTCCGGATCCGCACCAGTCCGACCTGCTCCTCGTCCTGCTCGGGCAGTTCGGAGAAGACCCGGACGTCATACTCCTGCGCGCCGGCGCCCTTACCGGCCGAGAACACGGCTCCCGGCTGGCCTTGGATCGAGGCCGTCCCCAATGTCGGGTCAGCCCGGAGCAGGGTCTTGAATGCCTGGATCATGTCGTCGTGGTCGTCCATGTAGGTGGGCGATCCCTGGGTCGGGCCCTGTGCCGAGGACTCGAACTCCACCACCACGACCACGGTGTAGTGGACCTCGATTCCGTAGCTGGGGGAGCCGACCATCGCCTCCTGAACTTCCTCGTCGCCCATGATGTAGACGTAGCCGGTGGCGCCGGAACCGGAGAGCGATGTGAACTCAGCCTGCTGCCAGAAGTCCTGGGCCGCCAGGAGGATGAGGTTGGGGATGCGCCCCGTGAAGTACTCCGCAACCGCCTGCCGAAGCGTCTTGCGAGACACTTAGGCCACGACGGCGCGGTAGCCGATCAGCAACTGGGCGATCATGTCCCGGTCGCGCTGGGACAGCGCCTCTTTGGGAGGTGCCTTCTGGGGCGCCCCTTTGGTGGAGTTCATCACGTACGCGCCACCGCCGCGGGTCTTGAGCAGTCCCACAGTCGCGAGCACGGTCGCCTTGCGGACCGCCGGCGGAAGACCGGAGATGCGGCAGCCGACCGGGTGATTGCTCAGCAGGTTCGACTGCAGCGTCACCACTCCGGTGGCCGGGACCTGGCTCGTGGCGACGATCGGCTCCTTGGTGGCGCCGTCATAGAGGTTCATCTGGGTTGCGGCGTTGCCGCCGATCGAGCTCGGTAGCGGCGGGCAGATCCCGGAAGTCGTCGACACCGTGATCGACGCAGTTCCGGCAAGTGCCGGCTCGAGCAGGAAGGCGTTGGGCCAGCCCGCCACATAGGTGAGCCAGACGATCATCTCCGTGCCGGGCGAGCCGAGCCCCGACCCGAACTGGATCGGCGCCACGGTGGGAAAGACCCCGAAGGAGCCGGGGTAGAACGAGACGACCTGCTCTTCGACCAGCACATTGGTCATCTGGGAGACGGGCTGCATCAGCTCCGGGTTGGGGCCGACGTAGGCGCCGATCACCTCGATGATGGGCCACTGGGTCGGATGGACCCGCAGGACTCCGCGCCAGTCAGATCTCGCCTTGAGCGACTCGGTCTGCACGGTGGCGGCCAGCGGCTGCCGCAGCAACTCATCGATCCACGAGGAGGCACCCTCGATCGCCAGCTGGACCGCCAGGTCCTGGTCGTCTGACGTGGGGTCGGGGTTGTTGGGGTTGGCTGGTACCAGGTCGGCCAGCCGGATCCCGGTGGGTTCGGCCTGGAACTCCATGACGGACAGGTAGGGCTCGCGGGTGAGATAGGTCGACCCGTAGACGGCCCCCTGGGCGGTGACGGTCACTGCCGACCGGTCACCTTCCCCGTCTTGGGATCCACGGTGAACGCGCCCGAGGCATCCGCCACCGACTGGGCGCCCGGAAAGGTCTGGTCTCCAAACGGATGGTCGGTGAACGCCTTGCCTGCGGGCCGCGAGATCTCATCTGTCGCCTGCTCCGCGGCGTCGACAGCTCCTTCGGCGTTCTCCACCGCCAGCGGGTCGGATTGAGCCGCGGCGAGTGCCTCCTGAGCCGTGTCGCGGGCATCTTCGGCGTGCGTCAAGACGCCCTGCGTGGTGGCGCGTCTCTGGCCTCTAGGCATGGGCTTTCTCCAGGTAACAAGAGCCGCAGATCTCCTGGTGCGGGAACTTCAGAGCCCCGCAGGAGCACAGGTCCGTCGGTCCGGGCACCATCGCCACCAAGGGCGCGGTGCAACCGAACTGACGGAGCTGCCGGACGTGGTCCGGGTTCTCGACCGTGAAGTGGCCCTCTCGGCCCCTGTAGGTGCGCGATCCGTCGGCGACCGTCAGTTCGCGCACCGCCTTGGCAGGCGCCACCAATTCAGGCAAGACAAGCCTCCTGTCGAGACGAGTGGGGCGCCCCCGCAGCCGGGAGGTTGGCTTTGGGGACGCCCCGGGAGGTCAGACCAGTTGGATGCCCTGGATGAGAGCGCTCCACAACGGCGCGTAGTGGAACAAAGTCCCGATCCAGTAGCTCGAGGTGTCGTCAGTCAACTGGATGGGAGCCCAGTCGATTCCCATGTAGTCCTGGACGTTGACGAAAGCCACCGTCTGGCTGACCTCGGTGTCCGGGATGGGCAGCTCCCAGCTGTTGATGGTCGCGTTCCCCTGCGGGAACCACGGGTGAACCTGAATGTTCAGGATCTTGCCCGAGGGCGAGAAGGGGTTCAGGATCCCAGTGGCGATTGCGCCCACCAGCGTGTGGCCGAATTCGTCCTGCTGGATCTGGAATCGGTAGTTGTTGCTGTTCGAGTTGCGGGCCAGGTCCGAGAGCTGCTTGCGGTCGTGGCCGTTCATCCAGAGATCCTCTGGGTCGGCCTTCACCAGGTCGAACAAGACCCCCATTGCCTGCTCGAACTCCACTCCGGGAGTCGCGGCATTCAGCACGGCGTTCAACCGGGCCACATATCCGCCGTTGGCCGCGAGGTTGGTCATCACCCCGTCGTAGTTCGGGGTGGCGGCTGGCGCCGAGGTGTCGGTCGCAACGGGCTGAACCCCGGCCGCGTTGACCGTCCCCGTGATGAAGCCGTTGTTGTACCCGGTGCGGCCCTGGTAGTAGAGGGACCCCAGAGCGTTCACCGTCCCGGCGTAGAGGTTGTACCCCAGCGCGCCAGGCGAGTCGGTGTTCACCACAATTTTAATGACCTGACCCGAGGTCGTGGTCACGGCCGCGATCGCGGTCGGGACGGACTCGTGGTTTGCCCCCAGCTGTCCGCCGTCCGCCGTCACAGCGACGTAGTAGGTGCCGGCCGCGACAGGGGTCTGCCCGGTTCCGGCCGCTACGCCAGTGACGGTGATGGTTGGAGCCGCCAGGGCCCCCGTGTAGCCGTTGGCAGTCGTGCCGCGGCCGTAGATCGCCAGCCGCTCCTCGGACAGCATCGAGGCGTACAGGAGAGCGGTCTGGCTCAGCTCGTGCAGGTCCGCGTATCCCTGCGCCTGGTAGTAGGCGTCCCGGAAGACCGAGTCGGAGAGCGAGTTGACCAGGAAGACGGCGGTCTGGTCGTAGCCCGCGTACCCGATCTTCGGGCCTCGGAGCAGCGCCAGGTCGACAAAGGTCGTCTGGGTCGAGTCGGTGATGCCCGGGTTGACCGGAGTCGTGCCGCCGGTCCCGGTGCCGGAGATCCCGGAGATCACCTTGGCGCGGTGGACGGTGCCGACCCCCTTGATCCGGGGCAGCATGTTGCGCCACGGAGTGGGGCGCGGGAACATCAGCTTGGCCGGTGCCTCGAGGTCGTAGGCCACCAGCCCAGAGGCCAGCGGATTGGTGTTGGTCCAGTCCTGGACCAAACCCGGGACGGCCAGCTGCGACTCGATCATCTTCAGCGCGTCGGACCCGATGGCCTGACGAACCTCCGGACGAGCCAGCTGGTCCAGCATGGGGTTGCGCCGGGTCAGTCCCAGCGTGCCGGGCAGGAAGCGCGTGTCGCCTCTCTGGCCGGCTTGGATGGCCTCCCCGAGGAGGCCGATGTAGCGCTCGAAGCGGTCGGTCCGCTCCGACGGGGTGGCGGCGTCAGAGAACATCTGAGCCACTGCGGGGGCGCGAAGCATTACAGAACTCCTAGTGATGGGCAGGGACGGGGAGGAGAGGCCGGGACGGGCTCAGCCCGTTACTTCTGCTCGCGGAGGCGCGTCGCCTCGGCTTGGAGCGTCTTGGCCTTCTCGTACCAGCCGTCGGAAAGGTCGCGGTCGGTTGCGGCAGCCGCCTGGGCGAGATAGCCTTGCGCGTCGGCCTCGATGAGGTCGGCCTTCCCTGCCCTTTGCAGCTGCTCTTGGTTGCGGTGCTTCTCGGGCCCACCCGGGATCGCCAGACTCTTCACCTCTTCGAACTGTCGCACGAGGCTCTTGTTAGCCTCGGCGATGGCCGACTGTGTGAGTTCCTGCATCTTGGGGGCGAACGCCTCGAGCACCGCGGCGAGCGCTTGCTTGTCTTCGTCGGTCGCGTCCTCCTTGGACGCGGACTGGACCAAATCGGCGACAGCCGCCATGGTGACCTTCATGTCGGAATTGCCCTCCGGGCTGTATGGAGAGGGCAACTCGCCCTCGAAGGATTCGCCCGACCACCAGTTCAGGAACAGCGTCAGGCACTCGATGAGTGAATTCACGTCGCAGAGCTCCGGATCGCCGTTGGCCAGCTCCGCCAGCTCCTGCACCAGGCAGTTGATCAGAGCACTCCGGATGCTGGCCACCTCGGCCGGATCGTGCGGGTGGTCGGTGCCGTTGGCCCCATCGGGCGCTGGCGGCTCGGTAGTGGCCTGCTCGAGCGCCGCGATGGCGATCTCGTAGGTCTGCGCCATGCCGGCGGACCAGTTCTCTGGAAGCAGCTTCGACTGTCCCAACGCAGCGGCGCGCTTCTTGATGAACGCCCTGGCCTTGGCCGGATCCTTGGAGCGCCCAAATGCCTTGATGGCATTCTTGAGATCCTGCACGCTGGCAATCGGGAACGACCCGTCCGGCAGTGCGTCGCCTTTCTTGGCAAGTCCCTTGCGCTCAGTGGTCGACACGTCGCGCTGGGCCAATTCCGCCCTGGCGGCCTCGTCCACCTCATCATCGTTGTCGCCCGCATCGGCCGTGAGGGAGTCGTCCTGAGCCGCGGTGTGCCCGTGCTCATGCGCCACCCCGGAGCCGACCGTGTTGTGCTCCGCCACCCCGGCCGCGTGGGTGTGGTCGTGCTTGTGCCGCGCGCCCCCATCCTCGTCGTGGTGATGGAGATGAGAGTGCTCAATGTTGGCCGCCTGCGTGAGGTCGATCACGTTCTCGACCAACTTGAACGCCGCGTCGACGCCAGCACTCTCGCCCAAGATGAGTTTGGTGGTGGGATTCGACGGCCGGTCGCAGAGCGAGTACTCGACAATGCTGCCGCCGACCACCCAGTCGACCCCAGGCTCACGCTTCTTGTCGATGATGGCATCGTGGACGCCCACCGACAGATTGCACAGCACTCGGTTCTCGACCTTGGCGGCCGTGACGGGGTCGACGATGATGCCGGGGAAGTAGACCCCGTCGTCCCGGATCTCCAGGGCGGTCGCCCTGCCGACGGCGCGCTTCTCATCATGCTGCTCGCGCAGATTGGCGCCCGTGGAGAACCAGCGCTCGGACTCGTGTGCCAGCCACACCGGATCCATGCGGTGTCCGCTCATCGACAGCTCAGACCCGGCTCCCTTGCTCACCTTGAAGGCCAGCACTCCGGTCTTGGGGTCGCGCTCCGACTGGGTGATCTCCCCGAGCGACACGTAGGTGAGTTTCATGAATCAATCCTTGCTAGGAGCTGCGGGCAAGAGAACGCACCGGCAGCGAGGGTGAGCGGGGGGACAGATCGCCCCAGACGGGAAGGCATCGGTAAGCGGAATCACGCCGGCGTCCTTGTTGGCCTCACAGATCGCGCAGGGGAGGAGCTGAGTCAGCCACTCCTTCCCCGGCACGTCGTTGGCCTGGTAGGTGTCGAGTGCGCCTCGGTTCATCGCCCGGGCGGTTTCGGTCAGAGCCACCAGGTGGGCCTGGAGCGGTGAGTTGACCAGGTCCTGGATCTTTTGCTCGGTGGTGGCGACCGAGTCGCCGTCCTGGACGGACGCCGCCAAGGCCTTGCCTAGCTGCTCCAGTTGAGTCCCGCGGATCCCCTTGATGGTGATGCCGGCTTCGTCCAGGAGTTCCTGGAGGCTGCGTTCCGGTGCCTCCGTTGCGAGGTCCGAGACTGCCGTCGCATCGCCAGGGGCCCAATCGGGCCAGTCGACCTGCTCGGCCGCCTTAGACACATCGTCGGCTGCGGCTTCGAAGTCGGGCGAATCCGCCAATGCGCCGTCGGCTGAATGCACCCCTGCGGCATAGGACTCGCGGTACAGCGCTCTGACGATCCGCGCCGCCGCAACCGCGGGGATCTCCATTCCCTCGAGCATCGCCTCGGCCGCTTGGGCGTCAGCGTCCTGTTGGCTCGGCGCCGTCTGGGTGATGGCATCCGGGCGCAACTTGCGCCACGCCTCGACGATGACCTTCGGGTCGAGTCCGCCCGCCAGGGCAACGTGCAGCGGACCGGCATAGGCCAGGGCGATCCGGCCCATGATGGCCCAGCCCCTCGGCGGGGCCTCAGCTTTTGGGGACGGGATCCCTCCGGCCGCTTGAGTCAAGAGCGCAAGAGCGCCGAAGTCGTTGGACCTTCCGGCCTCATTCAGCGCTAGCCCGAGTTCCGGCGAGACTGAGCGGAACTCGAAGTCGCGCCATGCCTTCCCTTTGCGCCGGTCGGCGAAGGTGGCGAACTGCTTCAGCTCTGCACCTTTGTCGTCGGGCGTCGGGGGCGCGTTACCGTTTGACGGGGGCTGCTGTCCCGGTGCCGCCACGATGGGCGTCGGCGCAGGGGCGTTCTGCTTCTCCATCAGCCCTTTGAGGAACACCACTCCGGTGGCAGTGACAACCATCGGCTCGTCGGCCTCGGGGAAGTCGAATGGCGGCTCTCCGTTGTCTCCCTGGATGCGGTTCAGGGTCGTGAGTGCGCTTGAGATCCGGATCTGCTGCGCCTGTGCGGTGGCGAGCTCGTCCTGCTCGGTTGCGCTCCCGTTCAGTACGAAGCCGACCTCGGGCGACATGGCGCAGTAGCGAGTCGCCAGCTCATTGATCAGCGACTCGAACCACGCATCGGTCGGCTGGTCGCCCATCGACTCCGACTGGTCCTGCTCACCTTCCTGCTGCCCTCTTCCGCCGATCCCCATGTGGGGGATGACGCCCAGCTGGGTCGGCATGACGTGGAACGGCGAGCCGATCTGCTTGATCAGCATCTCGGCGTAGTCGACCTTGAACTTCTCTCCGATGTCGGGGAACACCATCGGGTCGAATCCCTCGGGGTAGACCTGAGTGCGCTGCCGCTCGTGCAGCTGCCCCGCCATCCGGTCGTTGTAGACCGACTGGTAGTTCCGCACCTCCTGCGGCGTCATGGGGGTGTTGGTCTTCACCCCCAGGCGCGGCATCGTGCCATCGGTGTACTCGGTCCTGAGCCACGCCTGGTAGCCCATCCAAAGGCCTGCAGCCGGCATGCTGATCTCGACCGGGCTCAGTCCGTAAGGCGAGTCCGCTCTGGGGTTGCGCGGCCGGTACAGGATCGCGTCAGCCAGGAACTCGTGGTCCGGATCCTCTTGGGCCGTGAACTCCCCGCGGGGGAAGCCCCAGAGGACTTGCTGGTACGCCACCTCCGGAGGGACCGGCGCAAAGCCGCGGTGGTCGATGATCGGCTTGATGGTGGCGCCGTCAATCACCTCGAAGCTCACCCTGCCGCCGAAGGTGAACTGCGGGTAGACCGTGGTGGCGTCGATCACCATCAGCTGCTCGAGGATCTGGTTCGCCCAGGGGGTCCATGCGACGCCGTGATACCAGTCGGGGTACTCAAACGTCGTCCGCAGCCGCTCGATCTCGGGCATGAACTGATCCCGCGCCATCGCAGCCGCCTTGGTCGAGGTGGCGCCCATCTTCTGCTGCACCGCCGCCACTGCCTCGGCCTTGACCACGAAGTCCCACTTCTTAGCCAGCACGTTGTCCTTGCGGATCTCGATGCAGCGGCGCACCAAATCGCATCCCCGGACCGGGTCCGCAACCTGCTTCAGCATCTCGAACGGGACGTAGCGATGCGGAAGCGGCTGGAGGTTGGTCGCGATCTGGTACTGGTAGCGGCGGGGGAGCGGTCGTCCGGAGGGCCCTAGCGGATCCAGCGGCACCGGGAACAGCGCTGCGCCTGGTCCCATCGCGGGCTGGACCGGGTCGCGAGGCAGAGGGCTGGGGAGTTGCGACATAAACCCGCCAGCCTGACTCGACCGAGCGATGATCTCTGTCGCGGAGTGCGACGCGACCGCCCCGGTGGGGAGCCCATTCAGCGCACGGGCGACCGCCTGCTCGACCACCTCGGCGATGTCCGGCTTGCGGCTCCAGAATGCCATCAGCGAGGGGCCTGAGGAGACCAGGGAGCGACTCCAACCGTCGGCTCGGTCCGGTTGACCAACTGGTCCAGGAAGCTCACGGCCGAACCTCCTTCCTTCAGTTTGGTCAGGGCCCAGACCAAGGCGTCCATCCGGTCGGGCGACGAGCCGGAGCCCCGCACCCAACTCGTCATCTGGGCCTCGAGTTCCGGGAACACCCCGAAGTGATGGACCTTCTCCTGCTCGTAGAGTGTCGAGATCGGCTCGGCGCGCTGCTCCTTGCCGCGGGAGGCATGGACCAGCTCGACGGGCACGTTGGGCTCGATCGCGCGCAGAACGCGATCGACCATGTCGCCACCGAAGTTCTTCTCCGCGACGATCTTGTCGGCCTTCCATTGCCGTAGGGCCGCCAGCGCGCGTCTTGCCCAGTCGGTGGCCGTCATGCGGCCCGAGCAGTCCTCCAGGACCCAGAACTGGCGCGCGCGGTCGATCCCGCACACCACGATCCCGGTCTCGTCGTTGGTCTCCTTTGCGCCACCGGCCGGGTCGACCCCGACGAGGATCCGAGCCATTTCGGGCCTGACGTACTCCCCGTTGGAGTCCACCGGCGCGCGGTTGTCATCAATGGACTTCTGGGTCCAGAGCGCACCGACCACGTCAGTGGCGGGCGTCTGCTGGAAGAGGGCACTCCACCAGCGGTGCCCCAGTTCGGCACGGAGGTCCGCTAGGGCGGCTTCGTCGTACCTCTGCGGCCAGAGAGCGGCACCGACCGGCCTGCCGATCGGGTCACCGGCCTCCGCTATGGCGGGGATCCGGATGTGAGTCCACGGAACCGGAGAGCGGGAGACGAGTCTACCGACCAGGTCGTCGGGATGCCAGCGGGTCATCACCACGACGATGGAGGCATTGGGCTCGAGCCTGGTCCGGACGGTCGACAGGTACCACTCCCAGGCGGCGTCCCGCATGGTCAGCGAGAGCGCTTCCTCGGCATTCTTGACCGGGTCGTCGATCAGGAACAGGTTGGCCCCCATCCCGGTGATGCGACCACCCACCCCTGCGGTCGTCATGCCGCCTCGGTGGCCAGCGACGTGCCACTCGGCTGCGGCGCTGACGTCGGCTCTGAGCCTTACGCCGAAGGTTGTGGGACCGAACGCCTCCAGGATGTCGCGGGTCTTGCGGCCCCACGACATCGCGAAGGTGTCCTGGTACGACGCCAGGATGATCCGCCGGTCGGGGAAGTTCCCCAAGTACCACGCCGGGAAGGCGGCCGAACAGAGTTCTGACTTGCCGTGCCTAGGCGGGAGAGTCACGATGATGCGTGCGCCCGTTCCCGTTGCGGCTCCGATGAGCTCCCGCTCCAACAGCCGCAGGTGCGCCGGGAAGCTCCAGGATGATCCCATCGCCTCCCGCGCCAGAAGGAGCGGCGTCAGCTGCCCCATCGAGCGCGTCGTAGAGGGCTTCAATGGAGGCTCTGACGTCGGGCCGGTTGAGAGCTGTGGCGTCGAGAGCAGTGACAACCAGCCCTCCTTCGACCTTCAGCCGATTGGCCGGCTCCTGGCCGAGCAACTTCGCCTCGTCCATCGCGGCCATGCGGTAGGTGTTCAGGTAGGCCGAGCGATTGAGCGACGTCTCCTTGGTCTCCAAGAACGCCTGCTCGGCGTTGGCTTGCACCCAGCGCAACCGCCCGACCGTCTCGGTCAGCGACCCGAGCACCTCCTCGTGAGCCAGCTCTCGGATCCGCTTGCGGTCCTCGTAGACGGTGTCGGGATCGAGGCTCAACTGCTGGCCGATCTCCCGGGCCGAACGGCCTTGGAGCGTCAGCGCGAGCACCACGTGCAGCCTTTGGAGGATCTCGGGGTCTTGCGGCCAGGGCAGTTGGCCTTTCTTGCGGCCGGTGTACGTGCGGTGGTTGCGAGACGGGCCGGTGCGCCTATTGCCCTTGTTCTGCTTCGGGGTCGAGACGGTAGTGGGGGTTGCCATGCACTAGACCGGGCGCTGCTCTGTAATTGCCATGCTGGCTCAGCCGCGGTTGCTGGGGCGCCACTCTCGCTCGACCGGTTTTACTTCGCGCTCATCCAGTTGCTTCTTGACCTCGGCCGCGATGGCGCCCTTGAGATCTGTAGTCAACTCGAGTTCGACCACGATCGGGGGCATCTTCATCGCGGGACTGGAGGCCCCTGCAGCTGAGCCAGAAGCTGACTCACGACTTGGAGCAGACCTGCGGCCTCAGCGGGGGAGAAGATCTCGACGTGCATCTCGTTGCCCCGAATGAACTGGAGCTGGATCTCAGACAACATGGGATTGAAGTGGCGATTGAGGTTCACGTTCACCCTGCGCCCCGCCGGCGGCGCCGCGGGCGCCGCGGGGGGATCCGGTGGAGGGCTGTAGCTCCTCTTCTGCGCTACCCCGTTAGGTGCCATCTGAGTTCCTCCTCCCGGTCAGTCGATCTTCGCCACATCGGCGGCAAACTGGCGCGCCAGGTCCTCGGCCGTGAGGTTGACAATCACGAGCTGCTCGCAGCCCACGCAGACGCACTTGATCCGAGCCGGGCCGGTGAAGCCGCGCTCGGTCTCCATCTTGGTATGACAGCGAAGGCACTCGATCCGAACCCGGACCACCTCACGCCATCCGGTCGTCGCCACGAAGGCGAGTCGCCAGACTGAGCCGCACCGCTTCCCGAACGTAGTCCCCAAAGGCCGAAAGATGGGCTGCGGAACTCTGGCCCGACATGATCCGGTGCCACGATCGGCCGACTTCCTTGCGCTGTTCCCGGCCGAGCTTCGCGTGACAGCGGCGACACAAAGCCTCGTCTGGACGGATTGTGGCGCCATCCACCGGGCAGCTGCGCATGATTCACCTCGAGATGGACGGCCCTTGGGCCGCGCGGTGTTCAAGGTTGGCCCCGGAGGGCCTGTTGGGGTTTCTGTTCGACGGTCAGGGCACGTCCATCTCGAGGCGGCGCTTCGCTTGGGCCCAGGCTTCGATCATCTGGCGGTACTGGCTCGAGGTCAGCCCGTCGCACCGGTTCGCGATGTCGTTTCCCAGCTTCTCCAGCTGGGCCTCGTCGCAGGTCCGAAGGCTGGCCCGGGTCCGGTGGACGAAGTCAGCTCCGTCCCAGGTCCCGATGCGCCCGTACTGCATGGGAGGCAGCCCCGTGTGCGACATGAGCACCTCTAAGCCTGCAAGGGCGCATTCGCCCGAAGCTAAGTACGCTGGGGAAGATAGCACACCGACTAGGGGTTGGGTGCCGGATGGGCGAGAGCCCCTACCGGTACCGCCTCAGTGCCGGGGCGTCGGCGAACTCCGGCGGCTCCTCGACATCCCTCCCGACGATCGGCTCAGCGCCGAACTGCGCCCCGAGGACGGCCGCCATCGCTTCAGCGCATTTCTGCCTGAGCCGGAACAGCGTGTCGTCGGGGAAGGTCGCTTCACTCACGGCCCACTCCGAAGGGTGAACCACCTTGAGCCGGTTCACAACGAAGAACGCCGGCCTCGGCACCCACCTCTTCGGGTCGGGCGCGATCTCCGCCCTGTCGGGCCACGGGACTCGGTTCGGGCAGGCGTGAGGATGGTACGGACTCCCAGCCGGCTCCCTTTTCGTGCAGCCGAACGGATGGTGCGGCCCCGGCGGCACGTCTCGACACGCTTCCCCGACGTACTTCAACCAGGGGTCCACCACGAGGTGCAGAGCTCGACTCAGGTCCGCCGTCGTCACGACCTGGTCGAATGCACGGTCAGGCTCGCCGGTTCCCGTCGAGCCGCCCCAGCGGGCGATCTTGACCGTTGGGGTGGGGGAGTTGTCCGGGGATCTCCAGCTGAGATACCGCCGGCAGACACAGGTGCAGCAGTGGCACCGATCGGAGTGGAGCTCGGCCCCGGAATCAGTCACCCCAAATCCTCGCTGGAGCACAGCGGGCAGAGATCCTTCGCGGCCGGCACTCCCAGTCCGCAATTTGAGCACGGTTTCCACCCAGGCGCCAAAAAGGGCGCCCTGAGGTTCAGCCTCTCGGCCGGCTGCCGGCGGACGTAGTGACGCTTAGGCGCCGGACTAGCGGCCACGCTTGAGCACCTTGGCGCCAAGCACCGCGGATCGAGGGATGCTCACCGCGTCACTGAGGTTGCGCTCGCCATCGGCGAACTCCGAAACTGACTGAACGAGGACAATCGACCGCTTGCTGGACCGCAGGAGGTAGCCGACCGACCGATGCGGCTGGCCCTCGATCTCCTTGGCCCACTTGAGGTATTCGGCTTCCGAGTCCCATCTGCCGCGCATCATGGAGTCCAACCAGCGGACCTCGACGATCTGGCC